CAACGGTCATTAAAGTGCTTAACGAGGCAAACAAAAAACGGAGATGACGTGAACCAAGTGTCAACAAAGATTGAGGTTGTCGGGCTTAAAGAAGCCTTAAAAACCCTTAACAAAATTGACAGATCTTTGCGCCGTGAAATAACTAAGGATTACAAGAAAATTGTTCAGCCTGTTATTGACGACGCCAACAAACTTGTGCCCTCGAATGTCCCGCTATCTGGCATGGCGCGCAATTGGTCAACTAGGTCAGGGTTCAAAATGTTGCCGTGGATACCAGGCATGAAACAAAAGATCGCTGCCAAAATCAACACGCGAAACATCAAAGAATACGGTGGAAACAAGTCAAATGTCGGCACGTTCCTCATTCAATGGCAGGGCGCTACTGGCACCATGTTTGACACGTCAATGGAAGGGCCATTAGGTCGCGCGTTGACTTCCCGTTATGGCAGTCGTTCGCGAGTAATGTGGAAGGCGTACGAGCAACGCCAAAACGATGTCATGTCCGAGATGGAGCAATTGGTTAAGCGCGTCATGAGCGAAGCGAACAGAGAGACCGCGTAATGGCAATCAATATCCCGATCATCAGCGAGTTTGACGGCACAGGGGTAAAGAAGGCTGTCAAGCAATTCCAGCAACTTGAAACCGTTGGCGAAAAAGCACAATTTGCCATTAAGAAGGCGGCGATTCCTGCAGCTGCCGCGCTCGGCGGATTGGCTATTGCCCTTGGCGATGCCACACGCGCTGCAATGGAAGACCAGCAAGAGCAAGCCGCATTAGCGCTTACTTTGCAAAATGTGACTGGCGCTGGCGCCGCACAGACCGCGCAAGTAGAAAAGCAGATCAGCGCAATGAGTCGAGCGTCTGGCGTTGCCGATACCGAGTATCGCAAGGCATTAGAAGCGCTTGTGCGCGGTACAAAAGATGTTGGCATTGCCATGAACGACATGAACCTCGTCATGGACATCAGCACGGCCACCGGCATGGATTCTGCCAGCGTTGCGGACGCGCTCGCCAAGGCATACCAAGGCAACTTTAAGGCGCTCCGATCATTGAGCCCAGAGATGTCAACCATGATTAAAGAAGGCGCGAGCCTAAACGAAGTCATGGACGTGCTCGGCGGAACCTTTGGCGGTGCTACAGCAACCAGCGCCGAAACCGCTGCAGGCAAAATGAAGATTCTTAAAAACTCAATTGGCGAAACCAAAGAGTCAATCGGCGCAGCGCTTTTACCCGTGCTCGAAGCCGTCCTGCCTGTTCTCAACAAGTTTGCTGCATGGGCACAAGACAATCCGAAAGCATTTTTGGCTATTGCTGCCGCAATTGGCTTGGTCGCAGCTGCAATCGTGGCAACAAACGTTGCCATGGCGCTCAACCCGTTTAGCCTGATCGCTGCAGGCGTCGCGTTACTTGTAGCCGCGCTAGTCGTCGCGTACAACAAATTTGACTGGTTCAAAACTGGCGTCAACGCAATTATCAACGGCATACTCGGCGCATTTGAGTCCGTCGTAAACGGTGCAATCATGATGGTCAACGGCATCATTCGCGCTTACAACGCCATTCCAATCGCACCAGACATCAACACCATTGCCCACGTCGACCTGCCAAGTATCGGCGGCAACTCGGCTACACAAGCAGCAAGTCGCATGAACCTACCGCGCATGGCCGAGGGTGGAATTGTCAGCTCGCCTACTCTTGCCCTAATTGGCGAAGCAGGCCCAGAAGCCGTAGTGCCGTTAGACCGCATGAATACTGGCGGGGGAGTGACTATAAACGTCACAGGCGGACTCTCAACTAGCGCAGAAATCGGTCAAGCCGTGGTCAACGCATTGCGCGCCTACTCACGGAGTGCAGGGCCGTTGGCTCTGAACATTGCCTGATGCCTGGCACGTCTGTAGTTGATTCAGGTAATTATGACCTGCAGATCGCCACAGGGTTTTTGGTTGACGCTTTTACCCTTGATGATTCAATCAAAGGCGTTTTAGATAACAGCCAATACGTGCTAGACGGTACGACCGAGTTTGCGAGCGTTATGGACTCGGTAACGACGATTACAGCAAAGCGCGGCAGACGCGACATTGGTGACACGTTCAGCGCTGGCACAATGACATTCACCATTCAAGACGTGGACGGCATTTTTAACCCGTTTGACGAAAACAGCCCATATTACGACACCGCGCAATCAAAGCCTGGGCTTGCCCCAATGCGCGAAGTCAAATTAATTAGATACAGCTCAACCAATGTCGCTGAATTGCTGTACTCGGGCTATGTCGTCAACTATGACTACAACTTTGCGCTCGGCGGTCTTGACACCGTGACCGTGTATTGCGCTGACCAGTTCTATCTGTTATCGCAAACCTACCTAAATGAATACAACGTCAGCGCGCAAACATCAGGCGAACGCATCACAAGCGTGCTCAATTTGCCAGAAGTTGACTTCCCAGCAGGCGCTCGAAGCATCGCCACAGGCACAGTCAACCTAGGCCATGCAGCCGCATACACCGTGCCGGCAGGAACAAACGTGCTGCAATACATTGCCCAAATTAACGACACCGCCGAATTTGGGCGCTTGTTCATGTCGCGTAATGGTGTGCTTACATTCCAAAATCGCATTGGCAACACGATCTCGGCATCGGTAGCCGACTTCCATGACGACGGCACAAACTACAAATACCGTGGCGTGGGCATCTCGTTTGAGGCGGACGCCGTAGTCAACCGCGCTGTCGTTACCGCCTTAGATGGCAAGACCGCAACCGCAACCGACGCAGGCTCAATCGCTACGTATTTTATTCAAACAAACAGCATCACCAACAGCCTGCTACACGAACAACCATCAATTGACGATGCAGCTGCCTACCTGCTCAACCCGCAACCAGAAGCGCGCTACACGTCAGTAGAAACCGCATTCCTAATGCTGACCACAGCCCAAAAAGACACCCTGGCAACCGTGGACATTGGCGACACGATCACCATAGAAAAGACATTCCCTAGCGGCGCCGGCACGACCGAGTTGGCGCAAGAGCTGTCAGTTGAGGGCATCGAGCATTATCTGGACTTTGCTACAGGCCACCGTGTGCTGTACTCAACCGCGCCGACCACGATCGTCTTTGAGCTGATCTTGGACGACGCCGTGTATGGCACACTCGACGCAGAGAATGTTTTAGGATAAGGAGCACTTATGGCAACTAGGCAAAGTTTCACCGCTGGACAGGTTTTGACCGCCGCGCAACAAAACGCTTTGGCAACCGCGCAAATTGCGTTAAACGCACAGACGGGTACTTCTTACACCGCTGTTCTTGCTGACGACGGCAAGCTTGTAACCCTTGACAATGCTGCAGCGATCACGTTTACAGTTCCACCAAACTCAAGCGTTGCATTCGGTATCGGCACCCAAATTAACATTATGCAACTTGGCGCGGGTCAAATCACAATTACCCCTGGCGCTGGCGTCACAATCCGATCAGCAAACTCAAGGCTCAAAACTACTGCACAGTATTCGGTGGCAACTTGCGTCAAAATTGCAACCGACACATGGGTGGCTGTAGGCAGTCTCAGCGCATAACGCCATGCAAATCTTGGCCTTTGGTGGCGTCCCATCCCTTGACGTTGAATACCTGTTTGTTGCTGGCGGTGCCGGTGGCGGTGGCGACATTGGTGGCGCAGGCGGTGGCGGTGGTGTGCTCAACGCATCAATCGCTCGAGCGGTCAGCACAAACTATTCGCTTACGATCGGCGCTGGCGGTGCAGGACAACTAAACACCATTGCAGGTTTTGACGGCACATCCACAACAGGTTTTGGTTTAACAGCAACCCTCGGCGCTGGCGGTGGTGCAACAACAGTACTAAACGGCCGTAACGGCGGTTCTGGTGGTGGTGGTTCACAAACAGGAACAGGCGGAACAGGCACAACTGGACAAGGCAACAACGGTGGCAACGGTTTCTCATCTACACCTGCGTTTGCTGGCGGCGGCGGTGGCGGTAAAAATGCTGTTGGCTCGAATGCAACGTCAACACTTGCTGGCGCTGGCGGTGCAGGTATAACTACATCAATAAGCGGAACAAGCGATGTTTACGGTTCGGGCGGCGGCGGCGGTTTCTTAAACACCACGTCAGCAAATACAGGCAACCGTGGCATCGGTGGAACTAACGCAGGTTCAGGCGGTGTTTCATCAGGTGCTGGCGGAACCATCATTCACAGCGCAACAAACGCAACAGCAAACCGCGGTGGCGGTGGTGGCGGTGGTGGTTGGAACGTCGGCGGAAACTCTCAAGGTGGTAACGGTGGTTCGGGAATTATCATTTTGAAATACCCAGAGGAGTACACAATTACAGTTGGGGCAGGTTTGACTGGTTCAACCGCACCGGCTTCAGGCGGTTTTAAGGTAACAACAATTACTGCTGGCACAGGAAACGTGAGTTGGGTGTAATGGCACACTACGCATTTTTAGACGAAAACAACATTGTCACCGAAGTAATTGTTGGCGTTGACGAAAACGAAAAAATCGAAGGCTTGACTCCAGAAAAATGGTATGCCAAATACCGCGGTCAAAAGTGTGTACGCACGTCATACAACAACAACATCAGAGGACGCTACGCCGGCATTGGCATGAAATACGACAAAACACTTGATGAGTTTGTAGAAGTAGCAGAATGAAATGGATGCTCAAATCGTGGTGGCTCTTGTCGGTGGTGGCTTCGCTGTATTGGTGGCGCTCATTAGCAAAATCGGCTACGAAAACAAAAAAGACCACGGACAAGTACACCAAACACTTGGTCGAATAGAAGAAAAGATAGACAACCATGTTCAAAATCACAAATAAAGACAAAGCAATGTTTGCTAGTTATGCGCGTTCAGTCGTTGGCGCGCTCATCGCCGTTTATTCAACAGGCACAACAGATCCGAGTGACTATGGCAAAGGTGCAATTGCAGCAATCATCCCACCATTGCTCCGCTGGGTGAACCCTAAAGACGCAGGCTTCGGGCGTGGCAACAGCCAAAACTAACCCCAACGCACGGCCATACACAGGCAACAGCGACGGCGCATCAGCAGGCCCACGTGCCGGCATGGACGAATGGATTAAACAAGCAATCGCAGCATCAAATAACGCTGTCTGGAATAACGGGTCTTGGGGTGTGCGCGACATGCGCGGCAACCCAGGCTCATTGTCAGTCCATGCAACTGGCAGAGCTGTTGATCTGTCATATCGCAAATCAGAAAAACACGAACAAGCAAACCGTAAAGGCGCGGTGTCGTTTATTGACATTGTGGTCGCTAACGCAAACACGCTTGGAGTTGAGTGCATCCTTGATTATTTTCCTGCACCGTATGGGCGCGCATGGCGCTGCGATCGGCAGGCATGGAAAAAATACAGCAAACCAACCATTCACGGCGCGCCAGGTGGCGACTGGTTCCACGTAGAGATAACCCCACAGGCCGCCGACTCGGTGATCTTTGTAAAAGCCGCATTCTTAAAGGTTTTCGGAGAAATCCCACCCAAGGCTTGACCTATGCCCTAGGGTCGGAGTACCGACAAAAGGACAAGCAATGACTGACCCCCAGATATTTGATTACAGCGTCTATACGGGAGTGATGGACAACGGCCAAGAAATCTTGGTGCAGATATTTACCAGCCCAGAGTCGGGCAAGTTCCTACTGGGACAAATC